ACCAGATTGATGAAGCGCTGGCTGCTAACCCCAAGCGCATCCTTTTCCATATCAATTCTGATGGTGGCACTATTGATGGTGTGGAGGAAATCGCTGAGAAAATCCGCGCGCTGCCTGTTGAAACTATTGCCTATACTTCTGGCAGTATGAACAGTGCTGCCTTCTGGATCGGTAGTGCTAGTGACCGGGTGGTTGCATCAGCCAGCAGCAGTGTGGGGGCGATTGGCGTATACAGCGTAAGCACTGATTTGTCTGAGCAGGCTAAGGCTATGGGCATCAAGGTTAAGGTCTTCCGTAATTCCTCCAGCCCCTTCAAAGGAATGGGTGTGGCTGGGACTTCCCTGACTGATGAGCAGGAAGCCCTGACCCAAGCTGAAGTAGATAAGGCTGGGGACACCTTTAAGCAGGCTGTCCTGCAGAAGCGTAAGCTTGCTAAGCCTGAGGATATGCAGGGGCAGGCTTTGTCTGGTAAGGACGCAGCTGCGCGCAACCTGATCACCGGGCTAGCCCCCACCCTTAAGGTGCTACTTACCCAGCTGGAAGGGCAGTCATATGCTGCCGGAAGCCAGACAGCCAAGGTTGCCAAAGCCAAGTGAGCTTTTGACTCCAGACGCATAAGCAGAATGGAAACCAAATCTCTTACCATTGAAGACCAGCTTGCTGCTTCCAAGGCTATCCTTGGTGCTGTGCAGGCTGAGAAGGCTGAGCTGCAGGGCGCGTTTGAAACCCTTGCTGCTGAGAAGATGGCTGCGCTTGCTGAAGTGACTAAGGTTGCTGAAGGCAATAAGCAGACAGTGGAAGCCCTTGAGCAGAAGCTTGCCGGGTTTGAAGCTGAGAAGGCTGAGCTGCAGAAGCAGCTTGCTGAAGCCCTTGCCCATCAGGTCAGCGCTTCCAAGGAAGCTGCCAAGATTGCTTCTAGCGTTGGTATCTCCCCGGTTGCCGTCAGCCCTTCTGACGATCTCAGCGCTACACAGGCTAAGCCTAGCGCTGATGAAATCCGTAAGACCTTCCTTGGTATGAAGCCCGGCGCTGAGCGTCAGGCTTTCTTCCGTCAGCACCTTGCTGTGCTGACTGCCACTAAATAATTTTTCCCTCTAACCCTAATATATTAATCCTATGTCGATCGCTGCTGCTCCCGCTGTTCTTGCTGAACAGGTGCTTGCTGGTCTTAAGGGACGCCTTGGTGTCCTTTCTGCCTTCTCCACAAACCTCACCCCTACTGCTGTCGGTAAGACTATGCAGGTCAGCCTTATTGGTGGTGGCTCTGCCAAGGTCTTTTCTAAGGCTGCTGGTGGTTATCACGAAGCTGAAGAAGCTTCCCTGACTTCCCAGACAGTCACGCTTGTCCACCTGCACAGCACCAAGGACTTTGCTCCTGATGATCTGGCTGAGTATGGTGAAGCCTATATGATTAACGCCTTTGTTCCGCAGGCTGTTAATGAGCTGGTTGCTGAGTGCCACAAGCGCATTGGTAATCTTTTCACTGTCGCTAACTACAGCGCTGGTGAAGTGATCACTGCCGCTAACTTCAACTACTCTCAAGTGGTTGACCTTAACACTGACCTTTCGATTGCCAAGGCTTCTGACGCTCGCGCGCTGCTCCTTAACAGCACCTATGCTGGCGCTCTCCGCAAGGACGCTACGCTGGTTGCTCCCTTCAATGGCGCTGGTCAGTCTGCTGCTATCGTTCAGACAGGTGTTATTGGCACTGTGTCTAACTTTGGTGTTTATGAGTTCACTGACCTTCCGGGTAACTCTGAAGGATTGGCGGGCATTGCGCTGGGTCAGGATGCGGTCTGCGTGGCTATGGCGCTGCCTAATGCTTCTATGTTCCCCGGTGAAGTCTCCACTGCTTCTGATGCCTCTGGTATCTCTGTGCAGGTGCTGAAGTCTCAGGGCACTGATGGCATTGTGCGCCTGTCTGCCGCTATCCGCTTTGGTGTCGGTAAGGGTCGCGCTTCCTCGGCTAAGCGTATCTGCAGCGCCTGAGTCTAGCGCTCAGCTCAGATCAAGCTCACCTTGGAAACAGGGTGGGCTTTTTTGTGCCTGTGCGCCTTGGCTAGCTTGGTTGGTATCAGGGTAGCACCCACCCCCGGCAAAGCCTGCCACAGCCAAGCCAGACCCCTAGGACAGCCTGCCCTGCTTGTCAGTCCCGGCAATAGTATGGACAGCAACCTTGCAGCTATGTGGCTAGCTGACGCGCAGGCTATCTGCGCTGAGGCAGGGCAGACAGTCACCATCAATAGCGTAAGCTATGCAGCTATGGCTAGTGACCCCACCCTTACCCCCAGCCTTGAGCAAGGGGGTCTAATGGATAAGATCACTACGCTAATCAAAGTGCCAGCTACCACAGCTGCCCTAGCTGCCAAGTCCCATATGCAACCCGGCAAGCGCCTGACCTTTGATGCGCGCCCCTACCGGGTCACAGCCTTCACTTACAAACCCGGCAGTGCTTGGCTGCAAATGCAGTGTCAGGACGCTGACCAGCGCTAATGGCTGATATAGTCATTAAGGTTAACAGGACTTTAGCTGCTACGCTGGTTAAGTCCTTTAATGACTTTGGCGCATACACCCGGCAGCTGACTGAAGACCTTGTGAAAGAGGAAGGCGCGCTGACCTGCCGTGAAGCTATCAACCACAGCCCCCCGCTTGATGGTGATGCCGGGGGCAAGGGTGATAAAAAGGTTGCTGAGCGCTGGGGTAATTGGGCTGTGGCTAATGACATTTTAACCATTGTGACTGAAGACAGCAAAAGCGCTGCCACTGCTGTAAATGCCAAGTCTGGTGCTTTTGAAAAGTATGTTGCTTGGCGGCAGGGAAAGCCCCCCAAGTCTAGTGGTATCATAATGAAGCTGTGGCAGGATCAGGATGTGCGGCGCTCATTTGCGCGCGCTAAAGTCCTGCTGCGTAAGTTTAACGGATCGCGCAACCATCAGGTGCTTAATGAGCCTAGCCTAGAAGCGCGGCACAATCGCATTAGGGGGCTGTATAAAGGACGCATCAGGAAGACCAGCAACGGCAAGCAGTTGATGGGTGCTAGTGAAAGCTACGCTTTTGCCCCGGTAAAAGTAATTAAGGACTATATCAAGAAACGGCAGAAGCGCGTTGGCTGGATGAAAGCTGGCTGGGTTGCTGCTATCCATAAGATTGGTAAACCTAAGATTAACGGAATGGACAAAGCCTTTGGCTTGCGGAAGCTGCCAACTTGGATCACGCGCCATAACGCAAACCACGGATTTGTAGGTCTGAACAAATACCAGACTATGAGCAATAATGTGATGATGACTGTGCGTAATGATCTAGGGGACATTTTTGGCGTTGGCTACCTAGCCGGGACTAGGCGCTATGTTATGGGTGCGCGCGCTGGTAAGCTGCAGCGCAGGCTCAATCACTTTATGCGCATAGCCATTGAAAAGGCTAACAAAGCCCAGAAGCCTACCTAACCTTTATGAGTATCAAAAGCCCCCTAAGCATTATTGAAGACGCGCTTGCCGCCAAGCTCACAGCTGAGACTTCCCTTGCTGCCTACCATATCAATAATGGTGAGACAGCTGAGGAGCTGCAGCTACCCAGCATTGTGGTTGCCTGTGAGTCTGCCAGCTACCCCACAGGGTTTGCCCAAGGTCTAGGAAACTATAACTGCCAAGTCAGCATTGGGGTCTTTACCCAGATTGATGACACCCCCCGCGCTACCCACCGGGCTGCTGTTCAGGATGTGCTAGGCAGCTTGTCTGATCTGCCGGGGCTTAAGGCTGTGTTCACAGCTCAGGGTGATGCCAGCTGCTATGACATTACCCTAACCGGGCTGCAGGAAGGGCGCGGGGAAAGGTGCTTTGACAGCACCCTTACCTTTGAAGTCCTTATTGTCCTGAGCGCTGTTTGACTTGGGCTGCATTGGTAAACCTTCCTCACCCTTAACCCTATACCACAGTGGCAACTACGCAGAAGGGCACAGCCCATATTTACGGCATCAATGGCACTATCACCGGGCTGACAATTCAAAGCTACTCTGTAGGCAAGTCCTTTGCTAACGCTGATGAAGTCACTAACGCTGCGGGTGTGGTGATTGGTGTGCGCTACTCTGATGAGCGCACCACCCTTTCTGCTGAAGGTCTAGTGCCTTCCAGCTACACAGCGAACATTGGTGACAACCTTACCTTCACAGGTAATGGCATTGCTTTCTCTGGGCATATTCAGTCCATTGAGGAGCGCGGTGAAGCCAAGGGCTATATGCGTATTAGCATCACAGCCATTGATTATGAAGGTATTTCCTAAGCGCTGAGCTTAGCTTTGCTTTCACCAGAAGCGCTGGCAGCCTAAGGTTATGGCTGACCAGCGCTTTCTTTCTGCCTTCCTTACGCCTGCCGTCACAGTAATCCTAGGCAAAAGGCTCAAGCCCTTCTGCCTCCGGCACAGGCTTTTCCTTGAAGGCATAGGGAGTCCCTTCCTGCAGGATCAGACTGAGCTGACAGCAGCTGACTTAATTGTGGCGCTGAAGGTCTGCGCTGATGAGCGCATTGACCAGCCCACCCTTGGGGACAAGTGGCTTAACCTTAAGCTCACACTGTCAAAGCCTTTGCTGGCTAGGGGGTGTGCCGCGCTCATCAAACATATAGACCGGGCTGACTCATACCCAAAGTTTTGGGAAAGAAAGGACAGACGATCAGGCGCGGCAAGCACAGTGCCTTGGGAGCTTTCAGTTGCCTGCAACCTGATGAGGAATGGGGTGAGCTATCAGGACGCTTTCAATATGCCTGAGGCAAAGGCTTTTTGGCTATCTGCTGCCTTCAGTATCCAGCAGGGAAGTAAGCTGGAGTTTATCAGCACTGATGATGAAGACCTGATTGCCCAGCTTACCCAGATTGACCAATCGGCAAAAGTAGAAGCCAACCCTAAACCCACCCCTTAACAATGTCCCTAGGTCTAGAGTTTAACATCAGCGCTAAAGACCAAGCCAGCGCTGCCGTTGAAACAGTTAACAAGAAAATCAAGGACTTTGGTAAGGATGTGGCTAAGTCCTTCCTATCCTTTGCTGCTCCCTTGGCGCTTATGCAAACAGCTTTCGGCGCTATTGGCAGCTATATTGAGGACTACAATAAGC